GCAAACTGCGAAATTCACCAGATCGGTAATCATGGCTTGTCACCCCCATTTACGCGCCGCTCTACAAGGCGGGCCAGTCGGGCAAGTATCCACCGACCAACCCGTGGCCAGTCGTCCCCCACGCAACCGACAAGGAGCGCGATTGGTGCTAGTAGCCAATATTGATCCCCGCCGCCTACATACCGCCCGGCCAGTTGCGCAAGCGACACCGTGACCAGTACGGCGGTGGCGTTCAGGCGCAGGAAATACCACGCGGCGCCCAGCCTGGCGCCTTCTTCACGGCGGCCCAACGCCCACGCGGCGCCCACGGTTGATGCGATGATGATGACCGCATAAGGACCGATTATGGCGGCCATGGCGGGGCCAAAAATAACGCTGGCCAATGCGATGGCCACACTCACGGGGTCAAGGTGCGACTGGTTCATTTTATGGGAGCATGCGGTATGTGACGCCACCGATTTTGTCGCCTGTACCAGACGCCAGCAAATCGGTTTTAAACCGGACCACGCAAGACGATTCGAATTGCAGAAACGGCATATTTAGCGATTCAATCAATATGGGGTCAACTAGCCCGATACTGCCCGGCGTCAACAGGCCACTCACGGTTGTACCTGTAAATCCGTAATCGCCGCCCGCGTTAGGTTGCAACACTTCACCGCCAACTGGTGCACCGGCACTGTTTACAGATGGTACGCCGGGGCTAACTACGCCAATTACCATGCGTGCCGCAGCGGCCAGGTTTCCAGACGGGGCGATTGTGTACGTGATGCCATCCGCCACGACTTCGACTGTCGGCAAATACCCGGCCCCTGTGTTTGTGGGTGCCACAATCTGGTACAGCCGACCACGACCCGTGAGCGTGGCAGCGGTGACATACGTGTTAGCCGTCGCCATTGACGCCTGTGCGCCACGCTTTGCCAACGCGGTAAAAAATGCTGCCGCGTTGGCGTCGGTGCAATTGGTGCTGGTGTTTAGCGCCGACTTGATATAAAGGGCGCTCTCTGCCAATTGGCAAATTGGCAAATGCCGCGGGTCGGTGATAAATTGCCCACCGCCAATAAGTTGTGTTTGATTTGTGCTCATATCATGATCCAGGCTGCGTCAGTCGAAGAATATTCCCATTCAGCAGGAATGGCACGGTCCAAAGTAAATACCCCCGTTCCGGTGCCAACCGGCCCCCAATACGTATCCGCACCAAAGTCAATTGAGTTGTTGCGCCTGCGGTTGGCCGGCGTTACCTTGAACCGCACCAGATCCGCAGCCGTCGGCGCCGTGAACGCCACGCCTGCTGCGTTCAGTGCTAAATAGTCGTTGCCGTTGGCGCACGCCTGGGTGGTCCCCGTTGCGCGCTGGCGCGTCAGTTTCCCGCTTGCCCCAGTGGCCCCCGCGTCACCCTTCGGGGCGGATAGCGTGATGGTCCAATCCGCATAGGTGCCAGACCCGCCAATGTTCAACACGTTTAGCACCAGGGCGCCCGTGCCGTCGTCGTAGCTGGTGACCTGCCCGTGCATGTAGTTTGCGGGGTTGGCGTCACTGGCGGCCTGCAGGAACTGCCCGACGCCCCATTGGCGCCCCGTGGTGGCAGTGAAATTCTTGGCGCCCATGCCGATTGCCAACGACGTGGTGCTGGTGCCGGTCAACGATGCGGCGTAACCCGATGCAGTCACAGCACTAGCTGCGGCGGATACGGCACTAGCTGCGGCGTTGGTGGCTTGCGTGGTCGCAATTCCCGCCTGTGTGGTCGCAATCCCCGCTTGCGTGGTCGCAGTCGTGGCGGCAGTTTCGGCAAACACTGCGTTGTCATACGCGTTTTCGGCCAGGGCGTCCGTTTCGGTCTGAAAGTCCGGCAACGCGCCAAGAAACGCATCCGCCCGTGTGTCGAAGTTGGCGGGGTCGGATGTGCTCGGAACCGGCGTTGGCAGCGGCGTTGCGGGGGTTGGTGCGGTTGCCATGTGTTAAATCTCCTCCAGTTCAAGCGTTATTTTCGCATGCTCAGGATGTGCCATATTTATCGTCCATTCTTTATACACGCCCAATATTAACAGGGCCTCAAAATAACCGTCCGCATTGTTATCGTCCAAAGTTGACCACACGGCGGGCATAGCGTTCAACTTGGTTCGCAGCATGCGCGTTTTGTTGACTTCGCGTTTGTCCAACAGAATATTTTGTGTGGTCTTTGGCACGGTGCGCCGCTGAATCAAAGTAGAAATACTACCGTCGAATTCGCGTTTAATTTCGCTGAAATTTAGCGCCAGCGATTCGGCACCAAGTTCCGCAGACCCGATATAAAAACTGTTGCCAATCACACAGGCCGCACACTTGGCATCGCCCGCGTCGTTGGTTATGGTTATGGTGATTTCTCCCGATACGTACGGGGGCAGATCAAACCGAACAGACGATGACTTGGTGCCGAACTCTCCGAAAAAATATTCACTCCACGTGGTAGTAACGCGGGTTATCAGATTCTCGGCGTACGAATAGACGGGCACCGCTGCCACTTCCATTTCTATCAATTCCTCGGTAGCTTCCATGCCTGTCAACGCAAAGGCGTCCACGCGTTTACCTGGCGCAATCACTACAACGATGGGCGAAGCCGACACGGTTTGCGTGTTGCGGTCCAAGGCAAACATGGCCCACCGGTTAGTCGGGCCAACGTCCAGCCATTGCATCGGGTCTAGGTCGGGGCTGACAACCGAAGACGCTATGTCGGCAAGCGCCGCATATAAACGGTGCGTGGCCACAACTATGCGTTTGTCGCCTTTGCTGAATGCGCCAGACGCCCACACAACTTCCCCCACGCTTGTGTCAGGTTCGGCAACACTGCTGGAAACCAGCATGGCGGGGGTTACTACCAACGGGACAATTACTCTCATGGGGTTATCACCTGTACTTGTAGGCGGGTTTGCGCGGGCATTGCGCCGGTTAGCAGATTGGCCACGGTGCGGGTATTGATTTGCGTTTGTTTGCACGCCTCTAGCAATTGCGCCCATTCTGGCGACCAATTGCTGGTGCTGACAGTTCCCGCGCTGCTTGTGGTGGCCGCACCGGACGACGTATTGGTCGCACCGTTTTGGACAAACGGCAACATATCGGCCGGGATGTTTGTACCGTACCGGCCCGCCAGGTTCACACCCGTGCGTTCCAGCGTCAGAGCGGTTTGCCCTTGGATGCGGCGCAAATCTTGCAGCGATGTCGCGCTGGCCGTTGCCAAACTCACTACGTTTCGGCCCAATGCGGGCAGCGAGCGCGCCGCGTTCGGATCGCCCGCATTGGCCTGCGCGTTGGCTATGGTGAACGCGGTTTGCGCTTCGGATAGCGAACCGGTGCGGCCAATGCCCATCAAGCCCCGAATGCGGTTCGCCTCGTCAAAAATGCCGTCGGTGATGCCTTGCCACGCGTCCAGGATTGCGGACGCTGCCGACTGTGCGTCCGCAACCGCACCGCCAGCGCCTGAACTTTGCTCCACGGGGTTCTGCGCGATCTGGCGGCCCCCCTGCACAAAATCGTAAATGGCTTGCTGGTTTGCCAACAGCACTTGCGCTTGGGCAGAGTTGGGATCAAGCGATTGGTAATACTGCAGTGCCGACTCTTGAGTGGCACCCATGATCTGGTCGAGCGACAAATTCAATCCGCCCGCCGCCAGCGACTGTTGCAACTGCTGGGCCTTGAACGCCCGCAGATCTCCAGAGCTGCCCCAATTGCTGATCGCGGCCATCATGTTGTTTGCAGCGGCACGCGCAGCCTGCGACGCTTGGCTAAACGCGGGGGCCAAATTAATTACGCTGGCCGCCAGGCGTTGCCCCTCCACGGTCGTTATGTCTATGCCTTCCACGAGGGTTTTAAATGCCGCCTCATTGGCTGGGACGCTAATCCCCAGCGCGGCAAACTGTGCGTCTAGCTTCGCCGTGGCTTGGGCGGCTTTTTCAGCGTCGGTATATATCGCGTTGTAGTAAGCGCCAACGCTGGTTTGCATTTGCTCCAAACCACCAAACGCCGACACCAGTGCCGACGCCGTAGCCGCACCGTTGATACCCACGGGCAGTATTGCCAACCCCAACTGACCAAGCGCGTCGTTTACGCCCGTCAGGTCGGTCGCCAAGCGCTGCAATGTTTGGCCGGATGTTTCGCCCGTGCGGGTCAGCCCTTCTAACGCGCCGCCGTACGCCGATTGCGCCATATCGCTGGCAAAACCCGCGATGGCGTCGTTGATGGCTGCGGTTTGTTGTTCCGGGCTCAGGCCCGTAATGCTGATTTCGATAGCCTTGGTGAAACCGTCCACGGCTTCGGGCGCCAGGCCCAGCGCTGCGGCAAACGATTTAACGGACGTTGTGGCCGCTTTAACCGAGCCCGCCATGTAGTCGGCAACGTCCTGGCCAGCAGTCAACCAATCGCGGTTTATGGTGACGCCCCCGCCCCCAACTCCGCCGGTCTGCTGGAATTCGTTGTACATGCCCACCGAGCCACTGGGCAAACCGCCCGCGGCAAGCGTGGCCGTGAGCCCCGACCCGCGCGATTCAACCTTGTAGTCCGTGAGACTCTTGAGGGCAAACGCACCAGCTATCCACGGTGCTGCAGCGGCGGCCATGCTGCCTAGCGATGCAGCACCGGTCAAAGGCGCACCGCCCATCATCGCAGATGCTGCGGACGCCGATCCAGAAAAACCGCTACCAAATTGGCCAAGCAAACCGCCCAGCCCACCGCCAGACCCGCCAAACAGTGACAGCAACGAACCGCCACCGCTGCCACCGCCCAGCCCCAGCGCACTCTGCACGGCCCCCACAGCGGGCGACACAATGCCCCGTATGGTCGGTTCAAGAATCATCGACTTGAACATATTTACCAACACGTCGCGCAGGTTTTCCGCGAAGCCCTTGCCGCTTTCAAAGCCGCGCATCAGGGCGTTGGTAATGTCGCTTTCGATTTTGTTGGACGCGCGTTCCCATTCGCCCGCGGCGTCTTTGGCCGCCTTGTCCGCCGCTTTCAGCCCATTAACTTTGTCGGTGGCCACGGCCAACCGCTTGATAGCTGCGATGCGGTCTTCTATCGCTTGCACGGCGTCCGTGTCGCCGTAACTCATTTGCACGGCTTTTTCGTCCTCCAGCCGTGCAATCGTGAGCGCCTTTATCGCTTCTTCACTTTTACCCCACAGGGCAATTTCGTCTTCCAGCGCTTGGGCTTTAGCGTTGTCGCTGGCCGTTGACGCGACGGTCTTTTTGATATCGGCGTCGCGTGCCACCGTGGCCGCTTTCAACGCCTTGGTGTTGGCGTCCTGGGCGTCGGCTTCCTGTTCCACCGCAATGGCCGCGTACGCCGCCTGTAGCGTGGTTTGGCGCCAGGTTTCCGGCATCTTTTGAAATACCGGGTCCACCAACATGGCCGCCAGTTTGGTCTGGCTTTTTGTCAGTTCGTCAACTTCGCCCTGCGCCGCGTTGGCCGCCTTTGAAAAGTCGGTGTAATACTTGGCGTACGCCTGGGCTTCTTCGGACGCCTTGGCGGGAGTTTTCGGCCCCTTGGGCGTGGCGGCCTTATAGTTGGCCTTTGCCAGCGCTTCCACGTCCGCGCGGTATTCCTGCAGGCTGATCCGACCGTCTTGATACTGCTGGTGCAATTTCTGCAGCGTGGGCAGATAGTCCGCATCCACCTTGTACAACTTTTGGCGGATGCCCGTAAGCTCGCGCGCTGCGGCTTCTTCCGCTTTCTTGGCTGCGGTGCTGGCAGCAAATCGGGCGTCCTCTGCGGGGTTGGCGGCCCCTGCGTTGTCACGCAACGCCATTTCGGCATTCAGTTCCCGAATGGCTTTTTTACGTTCCTCAATGACCTTACGGATATTGTCCGCGCCGCTGCCCCGACCACCCGCGATTGCCCGCTCTAATGCCGCCTCGCTTCGCTCGTTTTCAGCCTGTAGCGACCGGATGGCGTCTTTTATGCCGCTATCGGTTTTGGCCAGCGCGTTGACGGCAGCCACGCCGCCCCCGACCACCGCCCCAATGCCCAGCAGCGCCAGCACCACGGGGTTTGCCGACAAAACCACGCCTAGCCCCGTAAGCGCAGCGGTTACAGCCCCGATAGCGCTTGGCAGTGCCCCCAGCGTGGCCAGCACGGCGCCGCCCGCAATGGCGCCCATTACGGTTTGAATGACGCCCTGATTGTTCTTAAACGCCGTGCCAAGCGTGTCGACTGCCCCGGCCCCTGCGCTGATTGCTGCGGCCAGTGCGGCGCTGCTGCCCGACGCGGCATCGAATTCGCCAATGGCCCTTGTGCTGGCGTTGGTCAGTTGCACGAATGATTGGCCGACCGTCATGGTTGCGCCGGCTACCTCGCCCGCCAGCACAGCGGATTGCGACTCCAAAGCCTTTACAACCTGTTGGGCGGTAATTTCGCCCGCTGCGCCCATTTCGCGCAGACGGCCAATTGGCACACCCAATCCGTCCGCCAGGGCTTTGGCCAGCCGTGGCGCCTGTTCCATAACGGAGTTCAATTCTTCGCCGCGCAACACGCCCGAAGACATGCCCTGGCCCAGCTGGACAAGCGCGGCGTTCATGCTGGCCGCGCTGCCGCCGCTTATCGTCATCGCATTGGCAATGCTTTCAGTGACTTTCAGCACGCGGCTCTGCGCAATGCCCATTTCCCCAGCGTTACGGGCGATGCTGGCGTACGTGCCGCCCAGTTCAAGGAAATTTACCCGTGAGCGTTGCGCGATTTCGTACAGTCCGGCGCTGGCCTTGGCCGCCGCTTCCGTGCTACCCGTGGCCAGTTTTAGCTGGTTGTTAAGCACGGTAACCGAATCGGCCACGCCTATGTAACCCTTGACCAATAGCGCCGCGCTGGCAATGGCCGCCGTTATGGCGATAGCGCTTCGGTTGTACGCGCCGGCCAAGTCGTCTTGGGCACCCGTGGCGTCTTTGGCCGCTTTGGCAGCTGCCCGCGATGCGGCTTCTTCTTTGCGTTGGGCTTCGCCATTGGCCGCCAGCGCCGCCGTGAGCCCGACAACTGCGCCCTTTGCCGTGGCTGCGGCCAGTGCCTCCGCGTCAAATGACGCCTCTACTTTATGGGTGACAACTTCCGCCCGTTTTCCAGCGTCGGTCAAAGAGTCGAGCGCTTTGGCCGCCTCTTTGGCAGGGCGGGAGTCGATTGCTAGGCCAAGTGTTGCGATGTCCATGGGTCAGATTATGACCGCAACAGCCCCCGGATACGCTTGCCAATTTTGGGTTTTTCGGACGCCGTAGTGGGCGCCTGCCACGGTGCAGGGCAATCCGGGTCTTTGGACCGTTGCTTTTGCACGAGGTACGCGTTGGACAAATGCAACAGTGTTTCAAACTCCCACTTGCCCAGTCGTACACCCGCGCCAGTCGACCACGCGGCTAATTCCTGGGCCGTCAATGGGTGGTCCCCCATGTCTGGCCCAGCACGCATCAGCAGACCCGTAATTTCAGGGTCTGGGTTTTCCGGCGCTGGCAGCGGCTTGTCGTTTTCAACGTACAGTTCACCGCGAGCCGATAGGGGTTTTCCCTTAGCCTCCCGCGCGGTCCAAAGCCACGCAATTTGCTGCACCCAAAGGGTTAGCCCTTCACGGGTTGAGGCAAAAAACGTTTGTCCTCGTCAATGGCGGCAATGACCGCATCCCGCCAGGCGCGCTTTTTGGCGAACATCGCCGCCGCCAGGTCGCTGCTGTACGGCACGGTCGCACCGCTGGCGTCCGTGAATCCGAACCAACCCGTGGTCACGGCAAGCGCAATGGCCGTCAAATTGGCTTGCACGCGGGCTTGTATGACTGCCTGGCCCTCTGCGGTTTCAGCGTCAAGTTTCGGCACGTCGCCCTTGTTTGCGGCGCGGCGATATTCTTGCCCCTCGTTGCGCTGGCGGTCAGATTCTGTCAGATATTGGGGGCTATCCGCACCAACGATGGTGAACCCATACCGGGTGTCCTTGTCTGCGGTCAGTTCGCCCCCGACATACACGGGGCTGGTGATGTTGGCAAAGTTGGCGTTGATAAGGTCAAAAATATTCATGGTAATTCCAGTAGGTTATTAATGGGAGGCTTGAGTGTAGCGCACAAATAATAACGGGCGCATGGTGCGCCCGTCAAATTACCGCTCGTGTGGGCGTACGCGTGGTTACGCGGTCGCGCCAATCACAACGATGTCATACGTAACGGGGGTTCCGCTGGAACTGTTCGCAATCTTCAATATGTCCGCCGTGCCAGCGTCCACATCAAACCCGACCGCGTTGGGGGCTGCGATTACCAGAATGCCGCCAGGCTTCACCTTTACCGTGTCGGTGGCGTCGCCCACCCACGAGATAAACCCGTTAGATGCTGCGCCGCCCACAATCACGTCGTTGGTATTTGCCGCGGCTGCGGTGATGACAATCGCCTTGATAGCGGTAAACACCAGGGCCGTACCAAACGCATTGGACAGTCCGCCGGACAGATCCAAACTTTCGTTTGAACTGGCGGCCAGTGTTCGCCGTGCGGCATAGGCTTGATTTGCCTGATTCGCGCCGCTCCCGTTCGTCAGGGCGTTGGCCACATTGAACGCGATGTCGTGCGTGACCGAGCCAATAGTGGCCCCGTCTTGCAGTTGTGCAGTGACCGACACTGCAACACGGCTGGACAGTGTTGCGGCCATGATTACGCTCCTACTTCAATGATGCCCACACCTGCGGCGGTGGTGGTCAGTGCGAGCGTGACCGTGGCGCTGCGGATGCTGTCCACGCTGGTGGCCGCTTTGGAAAACGACATCACCTTGGCTTGGAAGTAATCGCACGCGCCGTCTTGGTATTCGACCTTGAAACTGTAATCGTTGTCCGATTCCAGCGCGGCCTTGAGTACGATTTGGCCGGGGTCAGCGTCGCTGATAGCCAACTGCAACGTCTTGTTGCCCAGGTTGAACGAACCCTTGAACTTGCGTGTGCCGCGCGTGTCAATGGGCATGTGCGTAACTTCGGCATACGTCTTGCCGTGTTCGCCGCCGTCGGTGATTTCGCCAATGTTGGCGTACGTCAGGGCCTCATAGCCCGCCTGATTGAACGTTGCGGGTTGGCCCGCAACTACGCCGATTGTGGTTCCGGCAACCGTTTGAACTCCAGCCATGATGGCCTCCTTTAAAAAATAGAACGATACCGGATCGACACCGGAACCAGCCACCGGTCCCCCGTGGGGAATCCCGCCGCAATTGCCGGTGTCCCTTCAATCCGCACAGTGATTATGCCAGCGGCGAGGCTTGTACTGGCAGCAAAATGCGTTTGCACCGCCCCGGCCAGGGCGTCCATTACGCCCGTGGACGTTCCGCGCGGGAAATACAGGCCGATTTGATACACCCCGCCGTTATCTTGTAGCCGTTCGCTTAGGGTCGGATTGTCGGGCGAACGGGGTAGTAAATCCGCTTTGGCGTATGTCGTACCGGCCACAGGGGCGTAATCCTCGCCCTCAAATGCGATGGGTGGCACGCTGGCCATCGCCGCCAGGTGGGTGTCGAGTGCGGCGCGTATCAGTTGTAGGCTCACGGTTTTTTCGCTTTCTCCAATGCTGCCCGGATTATCTGCGCGTATTCCGTGAGTGTCACGCGCACCATGCCGACGGGCGCCTGTTTGGAATAACCCTCATACTCCAGCCGTCGCGCGTACGGCAGGCTATTGGTAATGTAAATCACCGTGCCAGGTAGCACGCCCTCAAGCTGATCCTGCCACCTGGCGAACGAACCGCCCGATGGCGCACTGCCCAACGGTTGCTTATCGAACGGGCTATCCACGCGGGT